TCGACAGGCTGGTCACGACGGCCTACGCCGTAGCAACGCGAAACGGCGAGGCGGCTGCCGCGCTCGCCGCGGAGATGTACGATGCGGAGGCTGATCTGGAAGGCGCGGTGCTCGAGCCGGCCGTCCCGGCGGCGACAGCAACGTATACGGAAACAAACGACGCGCTCCGTGCAGGACTTGATTTTTCGCAGAATGTCAATTATATCGCGGCGATCGTGGGGCGCCTGGTCAAGCAGGCCGGAGCGGACACCGCGATCCAGAACGCAAAGCGAGACCGGGCATTCTGGGCGTGGATCCCGATGGGCGACACCTGCGCATACTGCCTCGGACTTGCGAGCGAAGGATGGCAGCCAGCATCGCAGGCTCAGCTGAACGGAGGACACGCCGAACACATACACGGGAACTGCGACTGCATGTTTGGGATCCGTCACGATCCGAAAACAGAATACAAAGCCTATGATCCGGAAAGATACAAGGCCATATACGACAATGCGGATCCTGGCGGAAGCGAAAAGGATAAGATCAACGTCATGCGGCGCGAGTTCTACGCCGAGAACCGCGAGGAGATCAACGCCCAGAAGCGCGACGCCTACGCGAAACGCGTCGAGCTGAACAGCTCAAAAGCGGAGGAAAAAGATGTCTGAACACATAGCCGTCTGGTCCGGGACGCGGAACATGTACGCGGATATCCTGCCGTCGATCAAATCCATGCGCCTGCACGCACGGCTCGACCGTGCGTACATCCTCATCGAGGACGACGAGTTCCCGGAGGAGCTGCCGGACTGGATCACCTGCGTAAACGTGGCCGATCAGCCGTGGATCCGGAAGGGCTCGGCAAATTGGGACTGTCAGTGGACGTGGATGGTGCTCATGCGCGGCGTGCTCTCCTACATCTTCCCGCAGCATGAGCGGGTGCTGTCCATCGACGCGGACGCGATCTGCCTCGAGGACATGGACGAGCTTTTTGATATCGACATGCAGGGCTGCTACATGGCGGCAGCGCGGGAACCGATACGGCATCAGCCGACGGACCCCTACTACAACGCCGGCGTGACGCTCCACGACCTCGAAAAGATCCGGCGGGACGGAAAGGATGAGATCCTCCGCCTGATCCTGAATAAAAATAAATATTCGACGGCAGAGCAGGACGCGCTGAATATCGTCTTCCGCGGCGCTGTGCGCGAACTGGATCCGACGTACAACTCGTCGGACTGGACCGTGCAGCTGAAGCATCCGAAGATCCGGCACTACGCCGCCGTGAAACAGTGGCAGCACATGCCGGCGGTCGAGAAATACCGCGCGATCCGGTGGGAGGATATTCCATGAGGATCCTTGTGCACACCGTGCCGGAGCGCATGTGGTACGTCAGCGGATACCTCGTGCCGCAGCTGCTCGAACAGGGCGCGGATCCGGGCTGCATCCGGATCACGCGGGACGATGCCAGGCTCGGAAACCTCGAGGCGACCATGCGCAGCTTTGAAAAGCTCGCCGGCGTCGACGGCGGGACATGGCACCTGCAGGATGATATCCTGCTGGCATCCAACTTCGTGGAGACCGCGGAGAGCTTTGAAGGCTGCGATGAAATCATCTGCGGCTTCGCAGTCGACGACTTCGACGCCGCACTGTATAAGACCGGACACGTGCCGCAGTGCTTCCTGTGGCTGAGTTTCCCGTGCATCTACATTCCGAACCGGATTGCAGCCGGCTGCGCGGCATACTACCGCGGATCGCAGGGAAAAAGTCCGGACTATCAGCGCCTCGCCGCCCTGCGAAAGGGCGACGACAGCGCGTTCTGGGCCTACGTCCACAACGAGCATAAGCACGAGTGGGGCTGGAACCTCGACCCGAACCTGTGCGAGCACGTGGATCATCTGCTCGGAGGATCCTTAGTCAATCCAACGCGCGAGGCCGGAAAGGCACACGCGAAATATTTCCCCGAGCCGGAGGCGGTCGAACGCCTTGCGGACCGGATAAACAACCGAATAAGGGCGCGCAGCCTTTGAAGGCGGCGCGTTTTTTATTGCCGCACGCGCGCGGCTAAACGCGCGGATCAAAGCCCACTCCGGGCGAAAAATGGAGGTATTTATGGCAGAAACTGTGAATCAGGGAAACCAGAACAATCCGCAGAACGAGAAAACCTTCACGCAGGCGCAGCTGGACGCGATCGTCGCGGAACGGCTTGCCCGGGAAAAGGAAAGGTATGCGGATTACGAGACGCTGAAAGAAAAAGCGGGAAAATTTGACGCCGCCGAGGAGGCATCGAAAACGGAGCTCCAGAAGGCGACGGACAAGGCCGCCGAGCTGCAGAAACAGCTCGACGAGCTCAAAAACCAGAACAAGGTGCGCGAGCTGCGCGAGAAGGTGGCCGGAGAGATGAAAGTGCCGGCAAACCTGCTCACCGCAGACACCGAGGACGCGCTCAAGGCGCAGGCTCAGGCGATCCTCGAATACGCGAGACCAGGTACCTATCCGCAGGTCCGCGACGGCGGCGAAATCAACCCGTCCGGCGGCACAGGCGGCCAGAACACAGCCCAGATCTTCAAAGGCTGGTTCGATCAAAATTTTTAATTTAGGAGGAAACAACCATGGCAAGCGGAATCCCCACCAACAGAACCAACATCACCCTCCCGATGGAGGTATCCAACGAGATCCTGCAGAAAACGCAGGAGGCGTCCATCATCATGCGCCTCGCGCAGCAGACCCCGCTGCCCGGCAGAGGCCTCGCCATCCCGGTGATCCTGTCTGATCCGGAAGCGGAGTTCGTCGCCGAAACCGACGCGAAGCCCGTCTCCAATCCGGGCCTCGGCACCAAGCTCATGCAGCCGCATATGCTGAGCGTTATCGTGCCGCTGAGCAACCAGTTCCGCCGCGACGCGAACGCGCTCTACAACGCGATCGTCGCGCGCATCCCGAACGCCCTTGGCAAGAAGTTCGACAAGGTCTGCTTCTTCGGCCCGACCGGCGGCAGCCTTGCGAATTTTGACAACCTGTCCGCCGTCGCGCAGGCGAGCCTGCAGAGCTCCGTCTATCTCGGCCTCGTCGCCGCGGATACGGATATCAGCGAAGAAGGCGGCCTGCTGAACGGCTTCGCCTTCTCCCCGCAGGGCCGCGGCATGCTGCTCAGCGCGCTGGACGGCCAGAACCGTCCGCTGTTCAACAATGTCGGCGACGGCGATATAAACCGCGTCCTCGGCGCTCCGACCTACTTCTCCAGCGCCGCCTATAAGGCCGGCGCAGCCGCCTCCGGCTCCGACGCTGCCGTTCCGGATATCGTCGGCTTCGCCGGCGACTGGACGAAGGCCCGCTGGGGCACCGTCGAAGGCGTCAAGATCGACATTTCCGACGAGGCCACCCTGACCTACACCGACGAGAACGAACAGACCGTCACGGTCAACCTGTGGCAGCGCAACATGTTCGCCGTCAGGGCAGAGATCGAAGTCGGCTTCGTCGCTCAGACCGCCTACTTCAACGCGCTCACGAGGACCCACTCCTGAGCATGGTGACCTTCATCCACCGCACGACGGGCACGGAGATCCGCGTCCCGGATGAGCGGGCAGAGGAATACAAGCGGCGGGGACACATCCCCGCCGCTGAATCTATAACCAAGGACAAGGAGGCGAAAGGCGATGGCGATGCTGGAACCGTTCGCAGACGTCAACGATCTGGCGGTGCTGTGGCGTCCGCTAAGTCAGGCGGAAAAAACAAGAGCCGGAAATCTGCTGCGGATCGTCTCGAACCTTCTGCGGCAGGCGGCAAATGATGCCGGGCGTGACCTGGATGAGATGATCGCGCAGTCTGATACCATGACCGACACGGCCATGGTCGTCACCTGCGACGTCGTTGCCCGCGTCATGCGGCAGGATACGGACGGCGAGCCCATGACGCAGGAGACGCGGACGGCGCTCGGCTACACGTTCCAAGGGACCTATGCAGTCCCGGGCGGCGGAGTGGCCAACGCGATCATGCGCAACGACCTCAAGCGCCTCGGAATCTACAAAGCGAGAATCGGGGTGACAGATCCGTATGGCTGTGAAACTGCACGGCATAACGGTCTCCCTTGCCGTTAAGACGCAGGACGGGACCGATCCATTCGGTCGCCCGATCTACAAGGAGACGGCGGTAAACGTAGACAACGTCCTCGTAGGCCAGCCGACGGCGGAGGATATCAACAACGCGCTGCAGCTTTACGGCAAGCACGCCCGGTACATGCTCGGGATCCCGAAGGGCGACACGCACGTCTGGGAGGACACGACCGTCACGCTGCCGGCACCGTTCGCCGGGACGTACAGGACGATCGGATATGCCGTGGCCGGGATCGAGGACCTTGTCCCGCTTGCGTGGAACAAGAAGATCGCCGTGGAAGTCTATGGCTAAAGTCAAAATAGAGCTGAACCGTGCCGGGCTTTTCGAGCTCATGAACAGCCCGGAGATCACCGGAACGCTGGAGGAGCTCGGGAACGCGGCCATGTCAAACCTCGGCGAAGGCTATGAGATCTCAACCTATCACGGCAAGACCCGCGCGAACGTCGGCATCCGCGCCTCGACCTATAAGACATGGCAGGACCAGCTGAACAACAATACAATCATCAAGGCGGTGTTCGGAAAATGATCGAAACAATCGTTTTAAATCATCTGACAGCCGGCGGATTCAATGCCTACATGGAGATGCCGGAAAACTACGCGCCGCCGCTGGTGATCGTGGAAAAATTGGGGAGCGGCAAAGAAAACCAGATTCCGTCCGCGACCTTAGCTGTCCAGAGCTACGGCGCGAGCCTATATGCCGCCGCCGCGCTGAATGAGCAGATCAAGGCCCGCATGGAGGCGCTTGCGGACAGGCCGGAGATCTGCCGCGTCCGGATCAATTCGGACTATAACTACACCGACACGCAAACCAAGCGATACCGCTATCAGGCGGTATTCGACATCACCTATTACGAGGAGGCCTGAACATGGCTAACACGAAAGCAAATGTGACCGTCGGCAAGCCCGCGATCGGCGGCAGCGTTCACCGCGCCGCGATCGGCACCACCCCGCCGACTGACGTTTCGACCGCGCTGACCGGATTCGTTGATCTCGGATACATTTCCGAGGACGGCGTGACCAACAGCTACGACCGCACGAATGAGAAGATCAAGGCATGGGGCGGGGACGATGTTCTCGAGGTTTCCACCGATTTCTCCGACACTTGGAAGATGACCTTCATCGAGGCCCTTAATCCTGAGGTCCTGAAGGTCGTATTCGGCGACGGAAACGTCTCCGGCGCGCTGGCCACCGGCCTGAGCGTGCAGGCAAACGACGACGTATATGCCGAGGCTGTCTGGGTAATCGACATGATCCTCAGCGGCAACACGCTCAAGCGCGTCGTGCTTCCGGCCGCGCAGGTCAGCGAGATCGGCGATATCGTCTATGTCGACGGCGAGCCCGTGGGCTACGAGGTGACGCTTCGCGCGAACAAGGATTCGAGCGGGAACAACCATTACGAATACCTGAAAACCGCATCGAGTTCTGGGAGTAACTAAATGATCACGGTCAAGACGAAAAGCGGCTTCGTATGCGCCGTCCGTGAATCCGTGACCAACGACTTCCGCATCGTGCGCCTTGCCGCAGACATGCGCGGCAAGGACGAAGGAAAGCGCCTCGCGGCGCTGGCTGACTATCCCGCGCTGATCCTCGGAGAGGACGGCGCGGAACAGCTTTATGCACACCTCGCACGCGAGGACGGCTCTGTCCCCGTGGACGCCGTGGAGGCGGAGGTCACAGAGATCGTGACGCTCGCCGCCGAGAAAAACAAAGAATTAAAAAACTCCTGACCCTCGCCGCGCTTTACGCGCGGGATCCGGACGCGCTGCTGTGCGATCTTGCGGAAACCTACGGCGTCTACAGCTTTGACCAGCTCCCCGCGCGGACGCTGGCCGTGCTTGCCGCAGGCCTGCCCGACAGCAGCCGCATCAAGCGCGGCAAAGAACCGCGCGCGGAGCTTCTCCTGCTGGCCGCTGCCGTCGACCGGCTGGGCCTGTTGTTCTGGGCGCATACGAAGGACGGCAGCCGAGGCGTCAATCGCCCGGAGAGCATCGTGCAGGTGCTGACAGGAGAGAAGAAAATAGAACGCGCGACCGCATACGCAAGCGCGGAAGCGTTTGAGCGGGCGAGGGCCCGATTGTTAGGAGAAAACCATGGCTGACCTTGCAAAAGCTTATGTACAGATCATCCCTTCCGCGGAAGGGGTCACTGAATCTTTGTCCGCTGCGCTCGGCAGCGGCGCGGAAAGCGCCGGGAAAAGTGCTGGTGCTACTATAGCGGCAGGCGTCAGCACGGCAATCGTCGCGGGCACGACCGCCATCGCTGGATTTGCCG